TAATTTTACCTTGTTTGGTTAATAGTGTTGTATTGTTAAGACTGGAATAGTTACCATTAACCTGTGTAACCATTTTTAGTTTAATAACTTTACCTGTTCTACCTAAAGCTATTTTGTATTCATTAGGACCTTCAGAGGCTCCATATTTTGCTGAACCATATAAAGAAGTAACATCTCCCCATAAAGATATTGTTCCACTAGCTGCTAAGTTAAAAGTTTTAGAGTAAGGAGAACCTATAGAAAAATCTTTAAATACAGATATAGTAGACGCTGCTCCTCTTCCTCCTGTAATAGTAAACAATCCTGATTTAATAATCTTTGAAATTGTAGGGCTATTTAAATCTAACCAAGAAGTTTGAAATGTATAACTATAATTAGAAGCGGTAGAAGACCAACATTTAGAACCATCCCATGTTCCTCCAGCAGTGCTACAGGCTCCAGAGCTTCCATTACTAGCAGTTGTATCTGTAATAACTACATCCTGATAACCACTGTACTCTGCTATTCCAGTAGTAGTTCCCATAAATAACTTACCATCAATAGTTCCTAGGCCACATAAGGGAGCAGTAGTAAAAGCCCATGTTGTAACTTTAGGTGGAGCTTTAGTAAGTTTTAAATCAAATATATAACATTTTTTTTCATCCGGCATAAAGATAATAATTAAACCTTCCTCCGGATAATATGTACTTTTAATATTTGCTATTGTAGCGGAAGATAATATTCTTGTTAAATCATTTCTAACAGGAACAGATAATTCCTGATAAGGAGCTTTACCATCTGTTTGTGATAAACGTCCTAAAGATATTAATCCTTCATAACTAAGGAAAATAATATCTGTACTGACATAAGAAATATTATCTCTACCAGCTAATCCTGTTCCTTTAATAAGTTCATCAAGAACCATAGAACTAGGGGTAGATGCACCTTCATAAACAGCAATATTTTGTTTACCAAAAATTATAAGTTTATTCATTAAAGATGCAAGACCAACTACTTCGTCATTACCCCATACTGTCTTTAAATCAATTGCTCCAGCAGCACCAGTATTAAGTTTTTCACCAATTAAGTTATCAGAGTAATAAACAACTCCCGGTGCTTCCGTAATACCTCCGTACCACATACGTCCAAAGTCACCTAAGGCACATGAGGGATCAAAAGTAGTTACTCCTGAAGGACCAACGTAAGTTCCTAAGTCTGTAATATCAGACCAAGCTGAACCAGTATAGTTAATAACTTGATGTCCTGATTGTATTCCCCATAATTCGTCATTAAAGTTAATCCATTGCCAATTACCATCTGATATAGTTTGAGGGCTACCAGCAAAAGATTGAGCCGTTAAAGTATACGGAGTTGTAGAAGTATCAATTTTATAAATAGCATTTCCAGCACCAGCATAATACTCTCTAGTTCTATTAGATTTAATATATCCACCAATAGATTTAACAGAACTTGTAATAGCTTTAGATACTTGTTTTATTCCTTTACGGGAAGATATACGGCTTTGTAAATCAAAAACAATACCATCTGCTTCCGTTAAATATTCAGGACCAAGCGTAGAATCTTGAGACTGCGTATTTAACCCTGCAATGCCTAATTGATAAAGTAAAACTGGAGTTGTTATTTTAGCTGGCATACCATGTCGTTTCATTCACAGTTCTACCGGAGTCCTGTGAAATTGCATCTGTTAAAGCTGTTTTAAATCTTAACGCTGCTTGGTCACTAGGAGTACCACCATCTTCACCACGTTCCGATAATGCTAACGAATAGGCTCCTAATACTACTAAATGTTCCTGAACTAATAAAGTATCACTAGCGTTTGTTAAATCATCAGGAGCATCAACAGCGTGTACTTTTATAGCATATGTTCCTCCCGGTACAGGCCAAAAGTCTATTGTATTATTATTTAAACGATAGTAACTAGGAACTCCATTAGCTGTTGATCCTGTGTGTGTTACTTGATAAAAATACGCATCGGAAGTTTGAGGTAAAACAGCATTGTTAGTTGAGTCAATAACTTGTAATACTCTTCCTCTATTTGTTAATCCTGTTAAAGTATATTGAGAAGTTGATGCAGACGTATTAAAACTTATAACTGTCCGTAATGCTCCCCAGTTCCATGCATCCTCTACAATTGTTTTAGCTTCATTAACAAATTCACCTACAAGTTTTTGATAATCATCAACTGCTGTAGAATCATTAATAACACCGGACCAATCGGAGCTAATAGTATCTTCCCTAAGTCTCACTAAGACTTTATTTAGTGTTGTACGAAATGACATTATTTCTTCTTCCCATCAATAAATGTTTTAGTACCTTTAATAACTCCTTTGATGCCAAAGGATGCACTAAAGGCAATTATGAGTAATGTCCAATATTGTTCTGGTACTTCACTCTGAAGAATAATAAAAGCTTCTCCAATTCTTTCCACCATTTCTCTGTTATCTAATACAGCAGCTAAAAACATAGCTATAAAAGGAGCCGTTATGATAACAGTAAGATATTCATCTTTCCAACTTTCACCGCTATTACGAGCTTGTATCTCATCCCAGTTTTGATCTCCACGGATAACAGCTAGTTCTTGATCATGTTTTGCTTTAGACTTTTCAGCTTTATTGCTAAGGTACTGTTTACCAATACCAAAGATACCTTCTACAACTGGCCCTAAAAACGGAATCAATTTACTTACCTACTTTTTTCATAGCAACTTTATGAGCTTGTGTAAATGTTTTACCTTTTTTCATAGCAGATTTCATTTCAGTCATGTGTTTTTTACTATGATGTTTCTCATGTCTTTTTAAAGTATCCATTTGTCGTTTAGTTAAAGCTTTAGTTTTTGCCATTAGTATAACTCCTAGTTTAACGCTTTTTCTTTTTCTTTTTATTAGGTTTAATTCTACCGCTACAAACCCCAGAAGCATACATATTAGCATAAGCTGATGGATATACTTTAAATTTACGTTTAGCAGCAGCCTTACCTTTTGCACATAGTTTAGCCATAATGCACTACCATTTTTTACAACTCCAATATCTAGCAGAAAGTTTACTAGGAGGGCTTGTGTCACATTTATGTCTAGCTCTAAAACTTTTTCTACGTTTAGGTTGATCTTTTTTAATTGACATATTAGCATCACCAAATCGAATCAACTTAATTTTATCTCCTTGTTTAGCAAGAACAGCAAATTTTTTACCACCTTTACGAGAATTTTTAGGTTTGTTATAACCGGAAAATTTTTCCCCTGCACGTTCAACAGTCATGTTCTAATCTCCCAATGAGGCATATCCCATTGCCATAGATCAAATCCCCAATGAAGATTATCTACTTCAACAGTTTTACAAGCTTCCTTAATAACCTCTGACAATTCTTTAAAACGATGAATATTATCCCAATCAATAGGATAGGGAACCACATCCACTGCCAAAGATGGAGAAACATTATGTTTTGAATTAGGGAATTGGACTTTACTAGCCCCTGATTCAAAATACTCTTGTTGTTTTTCCTCAGTTCTATGTCCCTCCAATACGGAAAAATCATAGTGTTTTATAGCTTCCTCAAGAACCTTTTGTATTTGAGGGTCACAAGACTGTAATCTTTCCTTACTTTTTGAACCAAACTCCGGCATCTCTATTCCTTTATGTGTGGATGTTTTCCATTGTGCATTGCAGCATTTCTATCTATTCTACTTTCAGCTACTTTAACTCTAGCCATTAAATCAGCTATTTCTCTATGAGACTTTTCTAAAGCAGCAGGGGAAAGGATATGACCCAATATTGTAATTTGATGTTGAAATACAGCCGTTGAACTTTCCGCTATATCTAATCTTTTGTTTATTGATTCCAATTCATCATTAACTTTTTTTAAATCTTGAATTACCCTAGCTAGTTGATTTTTAACTACAGCATACCCACCAGCTATAGTTGCTACTAGCATTAAACCCTGCATTGCGTGTGCGCTTGTTAATTCCATATCTTCAATACCTTAATAATATTGTAATAACCAGTATAGAAAACCAGATACAGCTATAACTAATAATAATCCTTTTCCAATTTCTATATAAAATAACTTTCTAGCTTTTTTTTCTTCTTGTAGCTGTCTTTGTTTTTCGTATCTAATTCTTTTTTGTTTTTCAAGTCTTTCAACTTTTGTTTTAATAATAGTGTCCCATGTTCCCGGACCCCATTTAATATCTATTTTTGTTTTAATCCTAAATAACTCGTTTCGTAATGCTTTTTTATCAAGAATTTCCTGAGTTATTGCTCCTAAATCTGTAGACTCTTCTGAAGTATTATCATATTGATCTAACTTTTGTTGTATATGTTTTTCCGTTTTACCTTTAGGTTTTTCAAGGGGTATATCATTTGTTAAAGAAAAACATTTATCTAACTGACTTGCTATTTGATTAAGTGATTTAGCCCCATCTATTGCTTCACTTAATGTTTTTACTGCTCCAATTGCTAATGATATTTCTGCAAGTACCATTTAGCACCTTTACCTCCACCAATTAAATTTAAAAAACGTAAATAAATTTATGTACATCATTTTGTTTTTGGTCCAAACGATACAGCAGCTAATGCCCATTGACTATCAGCATCTCCGGTTGGAGTTGATGTAATTGTTACTTCTTCTTGTAACGAGGAAAAAGCAGCACTAGCCCCTGTATGACGGGAAGTATTTGTATCCAAAGCTTCATCGTAATTTTCAGTCATATTTGCCGACCATGCAAAGCTACTTGTAGCAGATGTAGAGTTAGCTAATAAGTTAGCAGCTATAGCAACACCTCCTGCTGGAACAGTAATCTGCCCAGTTCCGGGATTAGCTTGACTTGTAAAGCTGTCATAAAATTCTCCAGACTCTAAAGCATAAACGCCAATACCAACTTCTGACCAGTTTGAATCATTAGAAACAACAACAATGTCCGCAGTCGTTCCGGCTACTGTTCCACTAGG